CATGGATTGCCCGCTCGGAAGCGTTCCCCTGATGACGCCATCCGTTGTCACTGTTGCCTGGAATGTACCGCCATTCTGCAACTTGCCGCGCACGGTTTTCGGTTTAGTCACGCTCGCAATCGCCGTACCAATCATCTGGTCCTGTAGAACCTCACGATCAACTTGTTGCCGCATGAATGTCTGCATCGCCTCATTTTGTTGTTGAGCAAGCGCTACCATTGTCTCGACAAAATTGGCCGCGCCATTTAGCGTGCCATCAGGCATTGTTCCTTGTTTCCCGCCAGCCGCCTGCATTGCCTGAGTCGCGGCTATATCGCGCTTCAATCCATGATCGGCGGCGTTCCTTTGCTGTTCCTGCCTCATCTGCGCATCGGACTTGGCTGCTTCGAGTTGCAACTGCGCCTGCGCCAGTTCGCGCTTCAGTTGCAATTCGGCGGCAGATTGCTGCGCGGATAATTGCAACTTCTGCTGATCGGTCTGGGACTGCGCCTGAAGTTTTGCGGCGTCGGATTGCTGCTGCGCCTGGATTTTCAGCAACTCCGGGTTAGGCGGCGGCGGCGGCGGCGGATTGTTCGGATCAGGCGGTGTCGTCGGATCGGTGAAATAGTTCTGCACGCCCTTGCGGCCGAGCAATTCCGGCAGATGAGCGACGGAACTGTAGACGTTCGGTAACGTGACCAGCGGCCCATGCGCGCCACCCTGCATCGTCACGATCTGCTGCTGCACGCCGAGAAGCTGCATGAGCTGGCCGAGCTGCTGCTGCTTATCGCCCGTGCCTATGCCGACGTTCACGACCAGATCAAACTTGTTCTCCCACTCTCGGGGGTCGATTGCCTTCCACTGGCCGTTGCGGAGACGGATCACGCGCGCCTTGTCCTGGTTCGTGCTCACCGTCTTCATGATGAGCCAGGCCAAGTCCTTGTATCCGGTCTCTGCAAACACGCGCGCAATCAGCTTCATGCGCTGCTGCGAGGCGTTCATGATCTGCGTGATGCCGGACGCCGTCTTGTTCAGGGAGTTGGCGTCGAGGCCTTGGTTGTAGCTGGTGACGCCCGTGCGGTTTTGCCTGATGGTGTCGAGGTATTCGAGGAGCGGGAATGATGAAGAAATGATGAGCTGCTGTTCAACAGGCATGATATGGCCCTGTGAAGGCATCGCACCATTCTTGAGCCGGACGATTCCACCAGGCCGAGAAACAAGGAGGTCATCGAGGTTCACCTGATCGCTGACTTGCAGCCGCGAATTCACGGCCTGATACATGTTGTCGAGAATCTGCCGCAGAATCGTGCTCTTGATGATCTGCAAATCCATGACCAGATCGGCGATGGAAATGCCGAAAAACCGATGCGGCATGATGATCGGCGTCATGGAGACGAACGGGATCGGACCGTCCCAGGGTTCGTTGTCCAGAATGACCTGCCCCGTGCCGCCGACCGTTATCTTGCGACGCTCGGCTATGCCGTCATCGTCATAGTCCACGTCGATGTAGCATTCGATGACCTGCTTTTGCCGAGTTGCCTGCTCGCCGCCCTGGTAATCCGGCAACTGCGATTCCGCGAAGCGGTCGCGCGTGATGGATTCCGTGTTCCAGAGGCCGGTGTTGTCATCGGGGATGCTGATGACATCGTCCTTGTCGTACCCGGCCTCGATCAGCTCGGAAACCGTCATGCGCTTGCGATGGGCGACAAAACGCGCGGTCTGGATGCTGCGGGCCTTGGCATCGATCAGGAATTCCTCGGGAGGCACGCCCATGATGCGGCAGCGGCCGGTTGATTTCCTGCGGTAGTTGTACGAGACCGCCATGTCGCCGTTGCTGCCGGTCGTCTTCACGCTCTCGGGGATGATCTCGATCTCAGGATCGGCCGCCGCGATGGCGTAGGCTTCGCCGGCAATGTCCTTGACCTCGTGAATCTCCGTGTCGTCCTGCTTCTCCCACCACGCCTTGATGATGCCATTCTTCTGAATCAGGGCGTCCTTGAAGGCGCTGTAGGTGACGAGAAAACCGGGATTGTCGCGGAGGAGTACCCAGTTTACGTACTCGGTCGCCTGGTTCGCCGCTTCCTCGTCCTCCGGTCCCTGCGGCGCGAAGCTCACGGCATCGTCGCCGCCCATGAAGATGTCCATGAGGGCCGGCATGATCCACTCAACGGTATCCGACACCTCGGAGCAGATGACCTTGGAGCGCCCGTCGATTTCGTTGCCGATTGGTTCGGCGAGATAGAATTCAAGGGCACGACGCCGTTCGTTGCTTAGGTCGCCTTCGATCCAGCTTATCGAGGAAACGATTTCCGTCGAGATCAGACCGGAAAGTTCGGAGTCATCCACTTACAGCCCCTAGCCCGCCATGAAGGAGCGGCGTCCCCTAAACGGATCGGGCTTACCGCCGCCCTTGTGCATCCCCTTCAGAGTCTCAGCCAGCCGAGCGCGCTGCCCGAGTTTGCCGCCCTTCTTGGCGGCCGCCGCCAGCTTCTTGGCGGGGATTTTCTTGCCCTGGGGTATACCCATCTCCCGGTGCAAGGCACCGGGATGCTTGATGGCGCCGGCAATCCAGTTAGCCATTGGTCGGCGCCAAAAACTTGCGGAGCGGCCGGTAGGACGAAACCGGATCGCGATTGGTCGATGGCTTGCGCTCGACATTGCCGCCGAATGAGGTGTTCGGCATCGTGCGGGTGTGGATGTCGCCGAAGGGACCGCGAGCATCCTTCGCCTGAATCTGGGCACGCTTAGAGACGGGAGTCTGTGTCGGCTTGGCCATTGGGGTCTCCTATGGTTGACAGGGAACGACGAGGGCCGCGCTTCTTGCCGGCGGGCCAACCTTTCTTGGACGGCACCTTATATATAGGCGGCGGGGCGATGTCCCCGGCCTCCAGTGCTTCGATCCGAAGTTGCAGCTTGAATACGACTTCCGCAAGAGCGAATAGCTTGTTATCGGATTCGATGCTCATGCGGATATGCCCATGGCGCGCAACCAGCGGTCGGCTGCTTCTTCAGGAGACATCTGATATTGATGCATCACATCGGTACCAAGTTTGCCATCTAGAAGTTCTCCGAATGCGGCGGGAGATATCGAATCGCGATACCATCCGAGACGGTTTGCCTCTGAGACCAGCATGGTCATATTCGGTCCCCAGAAGTTCATGCCGCCTCCGACATGGCCGGTATGACGCGCAAGCGTTTGTTGATACGGATGAAGTCCTCCATGTCGAACTTTCCGCGCGGCCACTGGCCCGGCTCGGTCGCCGGCTCGACGTTCCCATGCTCGTCCGGTTCGGCTTCGGTATCGCTGGCAATGATGAACGTGCTGCGCCACATCTCGTTGCAGGCGCGAGCATGGTTTATGGCGTCCAGGAGCGTCGGCGCCACGATCCGGGTCTGCATGTAGTAGGACCAGACCGGCGACTTGGCGGCGAAGACGACGATGCGCATCAGGGTTCGTCGAACAGTTTGACCGGCGGACTGTCCACCAGTTCCGCGTTCAGGGCGGCGACGGTGGCCTCTACGGTCGGGGCCTTCTCGTAGGTCTGGACGTTGAGATAGACGCTGGTCTCGTCGGCGGCGAATCCGAGACGGGCCGCCTCTTTGTGGCCGTCCACCCTCACCACCAGCGGCATCGAATGGGGGTAGGCTTTCAGGGCATCGGCAAGAGCAGAAACGGTCGTGATGTCCAGTTCCGTCATGGAGAGGTCTCCCCGTGTTCGGGGTTACCTTATACCTCTCGGCGTCAGACGTAAAGACGACTGACCTTGCCGTAGTTGATGGGCTTGAAGACCGGGTTCAGCTCATGCGCCAGGCCCAAGGCGCTATACCTGAAGGCGTCCGAGGCATGGGAAGCCCAGTTATGCAATGGATTGGACTTGAATATCTTGAGCCGGTCGTCCCATTCCCGGTGATAGTCCTTCAGCGCCCGGATGCCCCGGTCGCACTTGTCCCGGTCGAAGACGCAGCGCGGCAGGATGTTGCGGGCCGCCTGAATGCCGTCCTCAATCCGCTGGCGGGGCAGGATGCGCAGGTTGAAGCAACCGAGCGACCGCAGAGTTTCCTCCCGGCTGAAGCCCGTGCCGATCTCCTTAGCGGCGGCATCATGCGGCAAGATGTAGTCAGCATAGGCATACGGCCGCTTGTGCAGAACGCTGACGTAGTGGTCCAAGCCGACGCCGGCCGATTCGTAGTAGTCGATGAACCGATACTGCGTGCCGACGACTTGGACGAACCATATAGCCGTACTGTCACCGACGCCCAAGTCCCAGGCCGTACGGACGAGATAGCGGGGGTCGTATCCAACGGCTGTAATCCGGCCTTCCTTCTCTGCCGCCGCCATTTCCTTGCCGTAATAGGCCCCCTCGACAGCGGCATCGAAACTGCACTCGAATTCCCGCTCATATTCATCAAGACTCATCGTACGTTTTAACGAGGCGAGTTCATCTGCCGGGAGAATTCCTGTTTCGCTAGCCCGATACATGATCGCTAGCCAATCAGGGTCTATTTTGCGGTGACGCATTGGATCGCCCTCAGGTGCCGACCACAATCCATGTTTAGCTTCGTCATATTTGCGCCAAAATTCATTTCTTCCGTTTGGCGTGCCGATAAATACCGCCCACCCCTTTCGGTCAGAAAGCCATGGGCGAACGATGCTGGGCCAGATATAGGGGTCCATATGCTCGAATTCATCGAAAACGATTCCATCCCCGTACACGCCACGCAAGCTGTCAGGATTGTCCGCCCCCGTAACCGTTATCCGCGCCCCGCCTGGCAACTCGACATATAACTCCGATTCGTTTTTCGTCGCTCCGGTGA